CGTTGTCTTCATCTTCAAACAAGTCTTTAATTCTAAGTGTGTCAACGTCGAATTCCAAGTCAACCTTTTGACCTACACCTGATGAGTTACGTGTCTTCATAAACTGGATCTGATAGCGTCCACGTTCCTTCATTGCGCGACTTGTAAAAATACCAATCACGTTGTCTGCTGTTTGGATCTTAGATAGTCCACCTGAAATGTGACTGTGATCGAATTCAATTTCTTCAACTGCTGAACGATTCAATTGACTGGCAGTTACAACAATGGCCTGTGTTTCCATTGCCAAGTTACGCAATTCTTCTGACACATATTTGTCCTTGACAAACAAGTCGCTTGGGCTGACTTTGATACTCAATGGCATCATCAAGTCCAAATAGTCAATTAGAATAACGTCCGGCTTGTAGCCTTTTTTGACCTGATACTCTTTCAAATAACTGCGGATGTCGTTAGCGTTCTTACCACTTGGCATATATTTGATTTGTACACTACCTGCCTTCTTACCTGTCATCTTAACCTTGAGCTCAACATCATCTAAGCTCTTGAAAATTTCACGAGTTGGAATATCAGTGATCATACTATCCATACGCATGGCCACCAAATTTTCAGCCAATTCAAATGTTAGATACAAAACATTCAACCCTGCAAGTGCCCAGTTGATTCCTTGGTTAGCCAAGAACAAACTCTTACCACCACCTGACGCCGCACACCAAATGTTAAGTTCTCCGCGATTAAATCCACCATACAATTTCTTGTCAACACTAGGCCATCCTGTACTAACTTGACCGTTTGTGTTCTTTAATCCCTCAAGACGTTTGCGAGGATCTTCAAAATAATCTGTACCCATGTCTTTCTGCAGGCTAATCTGTACAGCATCCTTAATCATCTTTTCTACTGGGCCGTAATCGCCTTTATCCAACAGATCTGCTGATTTTAAAATTGCTCTTTCCAGTGCTTTGTGACGTGAAAATTGCTCAAATTCTGTCATCAACCAATCATAGTTTTCCTTGGGCAAAGCCGCTGGATTTAAGTTGGTGTCGCACGATGCATTAACAATCGAAGCCTCTGGCATGACTTTGTATTCGTCAACATAGTGTTTAATAAAGCCCGCTACGTCCTGCAATTTTCTGTCGAAATTTTCGGGGTCAAATATGTTGTTACACCGAAAAAATGTCTCGGCATCGCTCATGAACATTTCAATGTAGAGCTTCTGAACGTCCGAACTGTAGTTAGGTATTTGATTAGTCGTCATGTTTGTTTTCAAGTTGTTTCTTTAAAAGTTTAATTTTTGTCTCGCCTGTCTCACGGTATTGTAAGATGGTGAAAAATGTGTAAATTCTGCCAAATTTCCTCACTGCATCTGCCACGTCTTTTACGTCCGGTCCCCAATCTGGCAAACTAACCGACCAGTGATTGTCTATGGCCGCGGATATTAATTTAGCTCCCGGCTTGTCATTGTCAGGGACAATAATGACTTCACGTCCTAGCGCAGAAATTCGTGAAATTTGAGTGGGATTTGGCTCATTATGCATGATAGCAACACCATCTACTGCAATAGCGTCAAACTGTCCTTCGACAACAATCACAAATTTACGATTTTCGTCTTGTCTGTCTAAATTAAAAACGTATCCCGGTTGAGCAGTGGTCAAGTACTTTGGCTTGCCTTCCTTAATTTTTCGGGCTGTCCAGCCTACAACCACATTTTTGTGAAAAAATGGCAAAATTACGCGATCCTTGTAACCAGCCTCTGGAGTCCACATCCATTCATACCAGTCGAGCTCCATGCCACGGTCAAGTACATAGGCAATGACATTTAAAAAATCCTCATCCTCACAACCTTCGTCAATCCACTGATCTATGGTTTTGCAATTTTCTGGCAAATTTCGTGGTTCCAACCCAAAATTTAGGGGTATAGGTGTTTTGTCTAATTCTTCTTTATTCTTAAGAGCTTCCAGTGATAGCTTGCTGATGTCACTGTCCGGTACTCCCATCCACCTCATGAGATTTTTAGTATTTTTACTTAATAGTTTACCAGGCATCCACCCAGCTTTGAAGCCACAGTTAAAGCAATGATACTGAAAACCGTCATCACCTGAGGTTTTTACGCCGCCACGTTGTCTCTTGTCTGGTGAGTCTCCGTTATGGACGCAACAAGGTGCGTTGAAGCTGATCCACCCACTTGGGGTTGCCTTTCTTTTCGGAGGTAAGAAGTTTATAAAGGTCGCTTGAATCAGGTTCATGCAACTATTTTAACTTCTAAATAGGACTTTGTCAAGTTTTCCGTTGGGCCAGTATGGTTGTCCGGGAGTCGGATTACCAGGTACGCTGGCTCCGTACCAATTTACACCAAGTGCGTCACCATCTGGGATGTACTTGACTTTGAAATTGGTATAGTTACCATTTAGATTGACGTAGTCAACCCCGGTAAAACTGCGGTTATAAGGTATTGATTGCAGTAGAGCATATGATTCATTTGCATTGCCCTGTCCACTAGGTGTATCTTCCAATGTTCCATAGATGTCTATATGTCCTTTGAATTTTGTTAGGTAAAATGCAAAAGTTTGCAGGCCATTATTTGAGTTAAATGCAGGATTTGCCTCAATAGTACCACTGCTAAATGTCCACCAATTGAATTGTGGTATACCTTGACGGTCAAGTGGGGAGTCTCGATACCAGTTGAACGCATCTGTTGAAAAACTTTCGGTCAAGAATGGCTCAACGTCTTCGCGAATCTCGGCCGTACCATTCACTCCATAATAAGTATTGGAGTAGGTTGGGACGTAACTTCCGTCAGCGCCAAGAGCAGTAACACTAAAGGTGTATGTCTTGGGTGCAAGATCCATTGTGTCGCTTTCATCAAGAGTTAGAACAGCTAGGCCGCGTGTACTTGTAGTAACACCGTCGTCTATGATGGCTAATTCTTTTGGCTGGAACGGCATAATGTTATCGTGGTCGAACATTCTGAAGAAAAATGTGCCGCTTGAGATTGGGACTGGCTTTTGGTCTGAATTTTTAAACTGTATTTGGACCTTGTTTTTAAGTCCCTTCTGAAAAATAAGATTGCGTTGGTACATGACGTTGTTAACACCCCGTGAGTTATCCAGATCTAACGTGATAGCGTAAGAGTTGGTATATAAATAGATTGGTAATTTCTGCATACAGCATATTTATAGGTTAAATGAAGTCAAACAAAGATCAAGAATTCCAAAATAAGTTTCCTTTTATAAGTTGCATAAAAGTTAATGAAAACGAGTACGTTGGCATTGTCATTAACAATGACGCCAACGTTACCAGCATCTACGACTTCAGCGTAATACGCACAGAATTTGAAAAATCCAGCTTTTTAGAGCTTGGAGAGACTTGGTGGTGGGAAAGTAATCGCAAAATTCCCATTAATATTTTCTTGAAGCAAGAAATGACTGTTTTTAGACCCTACATTAAAACATTCAACAGTAAAGACATTGTAATACTGTTTGGTCCAACCGTAAATTTAAGCGAAATTGCAGAAAAACGCATCAAACGTAAATCAATACAATTAGTTAGAGCACCTAGGCGTAGGGATAGCTAATTGCTTCGCAGATTTGATTCATCTGCACCACAATCGCATGAGCATAGGCAACAGCATGACTTTTCTTAAAGTAGTAAGCGTCTTCTGTTTTAACCCAGATTTCATCTTTCACTGCTTGGAAGCCCTTTTCACTGACAATCGAGACGAGATGCTTTTTCCCCGGTCTCAACAGGGCTAAAAACATTGCCAGTTCTTCAATACTTCTAGGTTTTAGTTCCGCTACCAAATTATGATATCCGTTTACATGGAATATCAAATCACAAAAATCCTTTTGTTCCAATAAATCCCATAATGGCTCAACAGCCAGCAGATCTTTGATGTGTTTTTCGCTTTTTATTGAATTATATACACTGGCATTCAAAAAGTCTATCTTAAAATAACCCCGCTCTTCTGCTTCCTTGTAATCTATAGTAGATAATCCTGTTAAGGGGTTGTAGGGAATGGAATGACAGTACACACCTGTGTTATGTTTCTTATCTCCGTTGGTTGCCGTGATCGTTTTCACTAGATCTAGTACTTTTGTTCTATCAGCAAAGTCAATATCAATATCCGGCATAGGCACCTCCACACATTTTTAACATTAATTGATAACGTTCGTATGCTAACTTCACAGCAGGCACATTATCACGTATTTCCATCTCTTTATATTTCAGTTCATCAATTGCGTTGACAAAATCGTCTAATTTATAGATAGGAATATGTATTGCTACTGCATCTACTGTTTCAGTGACGTAATCGATCTTAGGGTCATTGCAGTCAGCCCAGTTGACCCTAGTACGCCTATAAAACTTTCGGTCACTCGACGACGGAACAGCATCAAATGCTTCACAAAATTTTGCCAGTGCGTTTGAATATGGCATAGGTTTACTCAATTCCGCTCCCCTCACAGATTTCTCTTACGACAGCAACATCATCTTTGTTAGATTTGAAATGTTTGACCCAATAAGGAATATCAAGTGCCTTATCAATCAGTTCTAACTGTTCGTCGTTAAAATTTTCAAGCATAGCCTTGCCACTTTTGCAGTTTAGCATGACCCATGCAGAGATCTTGCCATTTTTAATGTCATGTACTGCTCGATTAAAGTTAACATAGTTGAAATAGTGGTTCCATTGAGCACCACTCGAGTCACTCCACTCAATCATTGTTGTGATAGTGCGCTGGCATGCGGCTTCAACTGGTTCTATCTTCAACATCTCATAAAGATAAGTGTCATAGAGTTCATCTCTGCACCAGTGATCAAGTTTGATGTCGCTTTTAATCACAAAATCTATAAATTTTTCAGGATATAACGGAGCCACGTTGTTTAAGAAACTACCAAACTTTACAAAGGCGTTGTAGTATGCGCTCTTGCAAAATTCATCGTAAGTTTTCTGTTTCTTGGAGCCTTGTCTGATTTTATAAAATTGATTAAAGGCATAAAATCCACTCTGAACACGTTTTTCATCCTTCTGCATTGCTCGACGCTTGGGCTCGCACATGTGAGCAAACAAGGTCTTCTCTTTCATGAAGGCCTTGCCACAATGTGTGCAATTAAAAGGTTGTTCAGCCAATTGAATCATTCTGCGGGTTCGTATGTTGCTTCAAAAATATCGGGTTTGCAGGCGTAGAATTCACCTTGTACACCTTTGATGATCCAGTCACCTTCTGTAGCAATGTGTTTAACTGTTAAGTGGATGCCATCTTCCAATGTTCCTAGCTCTGCTTCACCTTTGGCAGTAGGATGACGTTGCTTACTGAACTTACCCAATGCACTACCACAGAACTGCTGAAGCTCATAGATGCCACGTTCGCTATACTCAAATTGAATTGCTTCAATCACTACTGGTTTCTTTCTAAATCTCATTCGTATTCCTTTCGTTGCTTCTTATCAAATCCCATCTTGTCAAACAGTTCTTCTCTGTCAGCCTTGGTCATCATCTTAGCCCATGCCTTGATGTCACTGAGCTTCATTGCAGGATTTAATTCTGCTAACAGCTTTTCAATTTTAACTGCTTTTTCTTTTGTGCCTGCTTTGAGATAGGGATGGTATGTCTTAACACCTGCACCACAACCTGCAAACAGTTTCCACAGCAATTCTTTATGATTCTTGCTTAGAACCCAGTGATGTTTGTTTACAAGCTCGTTAGTTCTTTCTAAGAACCATTCTTGTAATTCAGTATCACCTTGTACGTTAGAACTGTATCGCATTAAAATAAATGGACTGAACTCTTTCTTTTCTTCAGGCGTAAGTTTACTATAGAAATCATAATCTCTCATGTCTATAGCGTTTAATTCTCTTTTGATGTCAAGCATCTTTGTCCTTGCTTAGGTGATATATTATTTTAACACGTTCCAGGGCCTCTTGTAAAGTAGGATTGGTTTTTGCCATTCGACGAATTTCACCCCAAAGTTTATCTTCCATAATGTGATCGTGCAACGGACGACCGTCTTTAGTGCGTGGATCAAAGTTTGGTTTGGTAGGATCATAGTCCCATCCTATTGCTTCTCGTGTACTAGGATCGGAACCAAATTCTCGAGCATAGGTCACTCCGTTCGACCGTTCATAAATGTACTTTGCACCTGGTTTAAGACTGCCCATATTACCAACATTTAGTATAGTCTACGATTTCACTCTGTCTACTAACTTCTTTAACAAAAAACGCACACATAGGTTCGTCACCACCAGTAAGTGGTGTTGTTAGTAGTTGGCCAGGTTTCATCTTTGGAAAGTACCATTTGACATCTTGGTACACATTAATAATATCAATATCATGGAATTCAGGACGAAAGCTGGTTAACGGATTGAAACAAAATGTCCTAAATCCTCGATCGTTTAGACTGGTTAACGGTAGAACTTCCATTTCCGGGCCTTCCGGGTCACCTACAATAGTACACCAATCTAGTGGCATAGTTACTTGGTATGGACCAACTTGCAATACTGCGGCAGGGCCGGTAAATGACTCTAAAAAGATCAAAGGAAGAAAAAAGTAATCAGGATTTTGGGGATCGCTATTGTCCAAAACTGAGTAGCGAAAGTCTTCGTCTATCTCCTCTGGAAGATCATTCAAATAGAATGTCTTGTTATCTAATGTTAGTATCTGCATCTTGGTATTCAATCCTTTATTATTATACTTTTTAATCTTTGATAGGCCATGACAGGATTTAATGAAAAATTCCACTTGGAAAACTTGCGTGAAAATACTTCAGGTGTCATAACATCTAATTTTAATTCCCAATCTCTTTCAGTTAAAGGAATTAAATGCGCCATAGGTGTTCCTGCCTTAACATTTAACATTATACTTGATTGCGGCTTTTTAATCAAGCAGTTTATGTTACTTTCGTGTTGATATCTAAACTCGGATATACCTGTAACTGTGGTAAATTCTTGAGGATTATTTTGCCACCATATTGGTTGTGACCACATCCATTCAATCGGTTCACTGCACCAAATATACCAAGGTGATACAAATTTTATATTGGTGTAGCCGGGCCAGGCGCCAGCGGCTTGTACGTTTACATTATGTACTTCGGCAGGACTCATATTATTAAATCTCATGCCAGAATCTATATTACCAGTTCCGTCATTGTTGATTGCAATCGAGTAATCTGCCCACAAGGGAATTATCATACCCTTGGAAAACAACTCTTTAGCGGCAGGACATTGTCTTACATTTTTTACATCTTCGCCAGGCTTACCAGGAAGTCTTTTAAACCAGTCAGGGACAGCGTCCTCAGCTTTGGTAATAGGAAATAAGTCGATCAGCATGCCAGATGGTGCATACGCTTCAACTATGATCTTACTCATGGAGTTTTAACCTTTTCAATTGAAAAGGGATACTTAGCTTCTTTATAAAACTTTTTGCGTTCTGTTAGGTGTCGTTTGGCGTATTTGGTGTTCGCTGTGATGTCCCAGATTTGTACGAAGTCTTTATCTTCTGCTTTGCGAATACCTCGTCCAATACTTTGTATAACTCTAACAAAGCTCTTTCCGGCTTCCAAAAGAACCAAATTAAAAATACGAGGGATATTAATACCCACAGCGGCCACACCATAAGTCGCCACAATAATCTTGTCATCATTAGTTGCCACTTCACGATATTGTTCCTTGCGTTTTGTTGATTTAATTTTACCACTGATAAAAACCGCTTCAGGAATCTCGTTAATGATAAACTCTCCTGTTTCGATCCTATCTACTAATACCAAGGTGTTGCCAGTATCTGCAATTCCCTTGACTAACTTACTGACCCATTCCATTCTAGTATCGTCTGTTACAAGATACTTTAATTCTTCAGGATAGGTTTGGAATTCCTTCCATTCTTGTGTTTGAATTACATTAACATGACATGTACTTAAGATGCCCTTTTCTTGTAATTCGTGTGCAGTAACATAACCTACTACCTGCCCGAGACTACACTTAATGCTTTCAAATTCAAGCGGATCTTTAGGAACAGTACCAGTAAGTCCCCAACGAATTGGAGCATTGCGCAGATTCTGTGTCAATAAATTCTTTAATACTTCTGCTTTGGCTTGGTGAACTTCGTCAACAATAATACAGCTAACGCCCTCAAGGAACTCAGCCAATGTAATAAGATCGGCTTGTCCGTTTTTGGTTTTCTTATCTAAGATATTAAGTGACTGCCAAGTACAAATGGTATGTGTCTTACCTAGATCTTTACGGTCACCGTAGTACACACCAACATCAAGACCTACGTTAACATAATCTTCTTCAGTTTGTTCTACAAGACTTTTGTTTGGCACAATCACTAGACTTCGGCCATATTTTTCACAAATCTTACTTAAGGTAGCAGTCATAATAGTCTTACCAGCACCTGTTGCCACTGACTGTAATGCTTGTGGATTTTCTAAGAATGTGTTAACTACTTCAACTTGGTCATCACGTAACCGAATAGGCTCGCCTGCAAAACGGTGCCCCTCTGGCCAGCAAAGGTCTCCCCAAAAGTCTTCTTTGATTTTTTCAAATTCTAATACAGGGCTAACTCGTTCGTCTTCTACTTCAATATAATACCCCTGACTTTCTAAGTAGGGCAATATTTGATCAAGCATACTAACATAGGTAGTACCGCCAAGTCCAAAGAAAGAGGTACACCCGTCCCATCGACCTAGTTTGTATGCAGGTTGATAACGTGCGGCCTGATTAAAATACTTGAACTTCTTAACTAATTCTTTTCTAGTATCTAAATCTAAATTCTCAAATTTTACGTTGACCTCATCTCTGATGATCAATTTTGCGGTAGACAAATAGTTGCTCCTTGGGGCTTCTTATCATTATAATACACTATGTTGGCTGGTGAAGTCAAGAGAATGTTCATACTAAAATGCATATTGCTATAATAACCTAAGTTGATCACAGTATTAAACACAATACCAGATTTTACCAGTGGCTTAGGAATTTTCGTACTAACAAACACAATCTTTGTATCGTCATGAATATTGTTGTTTAGCTCATTGTCTTTGACATACTGATTGAACCCGCCATTATCTTGGTTTGGAGTTCTAAACATCACTGCTATATCTTTGTTTGCAATACCAATTGATGCGGCATACCTATGCCATGCTTCGGTGTGTTTGATCTCACTGCCTCCCGGTATGACTATCAAAATAGGACCACCAAAAAGCAAAAGTTCTTTGAAATTTTCTAAATCATATACTCGACTATCAACATAAACCATTCCTGTGGCATTTAATAACGCTGTAGTAATCGGAGAGCACTCGCTATTTCGCAATTCAGATGCAATCGCATCATCCCAAATGCTAACACCGTAGTTCTTTGAATGAAGTAAAAATTCTACAACATTACTTGTATCTAATACTGGAATTTTATTAGATGCATTTTTAAATGCAAATTTAGAATCAGTCTTAACTGCGATAACTGCATGATCATTTGCATTATCAATAATCGTATTGATGTTGTTATACCACTCAAGAAATATAGCGTCTGCTGTAAAATTTCTAGATAATAAATTTGACCCGAGCCATAACACAGTTTCTTCTCTTAGACTAAATGCCCATACCTTATCTTCGTGATTCCATTGACCAATATAGGCCTTAGCAGTTGAAGATGTATAAATGTTTTCTGGAACCACTGCTGACTCGGATACAAATTTCTGAATAGCTTTAATTAGTTCTTCATCATATGGAAACTTTACCTGTATAAAACCATTGCGTACAGTAATAGTCTTTTCAATAAACAGTTTTCTAAACGGATGAGCAAAGACAGGATTGTCTAAATCAATCTTAGTTTTGAAGTAGACTTCTAATGGAACTTGATACTTCTTGAGAAGTTTAATAGATAACGCGGCCTGCTTTTCGGTAAGAGTATTGCCGTTAGACAGTTGAGTAGCCAATGACTCAACGAAATTCTTTTCCCAACCGGGAGATACAATCTCAGGGTCGAATAGAAAGGTGTCGCCACATGCTAGGCGTTGTATTAGAGTTTCGACAAACATTAGATATGCACATCTTCCATTCCGGCTGTTCTAAGTTTGATAATGTTAGAAACTTGCCATTGTTTAATATCAAGGCCCTTAATAATTCCTAACCATTGATTACGCAACAATGCAAATTCGTTGATAATCTTTTCTAGGTCAACTACGTCGGCCTCACCGTCAACATACTTTTCGCAGTCTCTGCTACTCAAAGCTCGTTGATAATTTTCAAGATACTTCTTAAACGCCTTACTACGAGTACGTCTAAGTTCAATATTTAGATATTCTAACACAGCTTCAATTTCTTGAAGCTGGTTGAAACGTTGTTCAACAATGCCAGGAAGTGCGGCACTGGATTTCTCAAGATTTCCATATACCTTAACTTCCTTCCTAGCCTCGTCTAATTGAGAATAAAAATACTCAATACAATCGGGCAAGTGAGAAATATCTCGACTAACCTTACTGTACCACATTAATATTCCTCGTCTTCGTAACCCATATTATCTTCGTCATATGGCTCGTCATCGTCCACTCCTTCTTCTTCTATCACTAATTTGATAGCGTCATCGAGGTGGGGGTCGTAGCCAGTATAACCCGACAATGTTTCAGCACTAACATCGTTGCCTAGCAAAAAATCAACGTATTGATTAGCCGCCATTTCACGATTCTTTTCTGGAATGTATTCACGGAATATATCCCAAAGGGTAATAATTAGATTCTCATCCATTATGCTTCTTCTTCCTCAGTAGTAGTTTCTGTTGTAGTTAAAGATTCTGCCGCCTTGGTATCCCACTCGTTCATAATAACGTGTAGTTTATCTTCAGTCCAATTCTTACGGAACTCTGCAACAATCTCACCAGTTTCTTTGCTGGTGTATGCTAATTTATTCCCGACTTTAGATAATACACCCATTTTCTCAAACATGTCAACCAAACCGCTTGTAGGGCTCATACCAGTTGAATATGGAATCTCAACTTGAACACTTTCAAAAGGTTTAGCATAACGTGTCTTCATGATCTTACATGCTGAACGGATACCTAATACGTCAGACACTTTGTTACCATCTGCGTCAGTTTTCAGTTTGAGTTTCTTCATAGCAACAACAATACTTGATGCGTAAACGAAACCTTGACCACCTGAAATCTTGTCATCTGGATCAAACATATCTTGACTTGCGTAAGTGTGATTTGTACAAACCATACCTACGTTGTAACTACCAAACATGTTTACACAGTTACGAACAAGTGATGTAAGTGCTTTAGGTTTACGGCCCATATCACCTTTCATTTCACCTGCTTCAAACTGATTAACGTCTGTTGGAGTAAGTAACATGCCTAGCGAGTCAATAACAAACATGACCTTAGGACGTTCGTCTTCGGGCATTGTCTTGTACTCTTTCATGAATTCTGAAATGGTTTTTGCCACATCATCGATCATTGCCATGTTAAGTTTTAGCAACTTTTCGTCACTAATATCAACACCTAAGTCCAACAACCATTGCTTGTCCAATGCATTTTCGCTGTCAATTAATACAACATAAATGCCTTGTTCTTGTGCCGCTTTAATAATGTTACCTGAACAGATATACGATTTACCTGCTCCTGATTCACCCGCAAATACCGTTACTTTGCCTAGTGGAACTCCTTTAAAGAAGTCACCAGAAATAAGGTAGTTGAGTGCGTAATTGCCCGTTGAGATCCAATCTGTTGGATCATTGAAGCCTATACCAAGTCCGTCGATTGACTTGGTGATAGACTTACGGAACTTCGAAATATCGAAGGCTTTTCCCATAGTCTATCTCCCTATTACTTCTGACGATTGCGAATCATTGCAAGAATGTCTTGCGCTCTTGCACTTGCTTCACTGCCGCTCGACGCTGGTGTAGCTTTCTCTGCCACAGGAGCCTCTTCAGCAACTTTAACTGCGGGTGCTGATGCCGCACTCTCAAAAGGGACATCGTCTTCATCCACTGATTTAGCCGCTGGTGCCGCCGCTTTGGTATTGCTACCAGTTGCAGAACCACTACCGCCCATACCTGCTGGCTTGAAGTATTGACCCCAACGTTCCATGTCAAATGCTTCGCCGTCGACTGACGCTTCAAACATTTCTTTCATGACCTTGAGTTCAACTTCGCCTGGCTTTTTAGGTAGGAAGTCTTTGAGATTAAACAAACCATGCTCTTTAATAGCCGCTTGTTCTGCATCATCTAATGCACGTTCACGACGAGCATACTTAGATGTAGAGTAGTCAGCGTAACCACCTTTTGATGTCTTGGTGATTTTAAAGTCAACACCACGTAGGATGTCTGTTGGCAAGTCTTCCATATCTGGATCCATCAGTGCCGCTTTAACAATGTTAAAGATCTGGCTACCGATAATGAATCTACGGATTGGATTTTCGGGAGTCTTGTCTTCCTTCAGTGGGCTATCAACTACGAAGCCTTGGAACAAGTAACTGCGCTTCTTCCAATACTTACGACCCATATCTTCCAAACTCTTATCCTTGAACCAAGGGCGAACCTCAGTAAGAATTGGACAGGTCTCGCCCCACATTTCCATGCAAGGTACTTGAACTGTTACAGGTTTAGAATTTGTTTCTCCCTTTACACCTGCAAACGGCAATTTGATCATTGCACGTTCGATCCAGAAGAAGGTGTTGTCGCCATCAGCGTCTGGTAAGAAACGGATGACTGCTTCTGAATTTTCTGGGATATTCCAATGTGGGTAAATTGCGTTGTCGCCACCACCAGTCGATTGACCACTTGATTTTTGTTGCGCTTCTTGAAGTTTAGCGCGGATTTCTGCTAACGTTGCCATAATGTTTTTCCTTAATGTTTATTTTATGTGCCATTCTTTTAAAGCCAACTGACTAAAAAAGAAAAAGTGCATACATGTTATTGTACGCACTTTTATTTATCATGTCAAGCATCACTTGACTGGAAATTCGGTTATTTTAGCCAATTAATTTTTATTAAACAGGTCTGGTCTTTCTTTCTTTAGTTGATCTAGCTTCTTTTTGGCGACTTCATTATTATCTGGATTATTCTGTTTTCCCATTTTCGGATCGACTTTCCTGCGA